GTCAAGCGCATCAATCTCCTTATTAAGTTCTTTTATACGTTCCTTGTGTGCTTTGACCTCTGCCCTCCTTCTTTTCTCCGCTGCGCTTATAGCATCATTCTGTGTCTTGGAGTTGATGACCCCAAAGAACTCTAACGCTTTTGTCACACCGTAGATAGCTGCTAATAACGGACCAGCGAGTACTCCTATCAGAACCTTCGCCACACCATTCATGCTTTCAAACTTGGCGATAGCGTTTTGGATAGGTTTCTGAAAGGCAACGATGCCTGCTATGAGCAATCCTATCGCTGTAACGATTAACCCGATAGGGTTCATGCTCATTACAAAGTTCAATACCTTCTGCGCTTTTGCTTGTAGCTCAGTAACGTCTGTCAGCTTCTTCATAGCCACAGCAGCAGCACCCATGTCTTTAATTCCCGTAGCAAATGCCATAGCCCCCATCACCTTTGTCATGGTTTCCTCAAACGCCTCCGACTCTACACCCGCTATGGCGATAGCACCTTCAACCGCTGCGAAGCCTCCTGCTAATCCTGCGACCACATCCGTTGCGGCGGTTAATTTTTGCTCCATATCCATACCCTCAAAGGACGCCTCGAGGTTTTTAACTTCGCTTTCAGTCTTAGATATTTCACGCGCCATTTTCTTAAATTCCTGCGTTCCTATTGGAATGGAATCTAATTCTTCGCGCATCTGCTCGAGTTCGTTGTTAAGTTGCCCTAACGTCTTTGCAGACTTCGACCCGTTAATGTCTATTTCATATACTAACTTCTCTGCCATCTTAATTCGCTATTTCAAACCAGCCGTCATTGGTATAAATTAGTGTTACGGTGCTTTCGCTCGAATACTCAATACTTCTACTTGCTCCATTGAGAGTTGTGCCACTCGGCGTAACCCTTAGTGACCCGCCTGTTGACCTAAATGACACCTGCCTGCCAACTTCATCACCTGCGTTTAGTGTAGCTATCACCACCCCCCCGCTTGTGTCTACATTCGTGAATCTTACGTCAGGATTAACCGTGAAGTTGCTCGATTCCTCCCCGAACTGCTGACCACCTCCCCTTGTAGGGTCTTGTGGCTGTATCTCATTACCTGAATAACTTAACGCCTCTGCGCTGTCGGCTTCCACCACCCGCACTAATTCAAACATCGTAGTATCGTTGGCTTCGGGGTCAAATTCTTTAATCTCATTTACCCTGTACACCACCCCGTTTATCATTAACAACTGATCAAACGTAAAGTCATACATCCATTCAGCATCCACCTTCAAAAATAACGTGACTATCTTACTATCGCGTCCTGTGGTTTCTCTTACAAATCTTTCGTACCCAGTCCACAGATTGTTGTTAGTATATGCCGTTGGCTCAAAATAGATTTCTTCAGGCAGCGTCCAATTCAAGTCGAAGTCGGCATTGGTTAAATCCATCAAATGATTTGCGTTCGGGTAATCGTTGTGCGATGTGCCGTTTGTGCCGTCGTCATCGGTTAACGTGAATGTTCCCGAACTCAATGAAACTAATCCATTGTAGATAAATAGTCGGGGCTTGCCCTTGAACGGGCTTTTTGCACCTGTGGAATTGTCTATCCTTACTACTCGTGGAGAAATAATTTCGGAGTTAGGAACGGTTACTGGAATTGTTTGGCTAAATGGCAATTCAAACTTTCTTACCCCTGTTTGAAACGTCGAAGGCACTTCGTAGGTGTAGTCCCCGTAGCCCCTGCCGTATTCCTCTACATACCTTGTGGTCCAATAGTCCCCTGATGCAGACCACTTATATTCATATAACTTGCCCTCAATGCTTGACGCTGGCTTTATTACTATCGGTTTATTGTGGTCAACCAACTCGGTCACATCTACCGCGTCGTCCGTGTCTTGATAAAAATCCTCTAACGGTTCTATTTTTATTTCCCCTTCTTCGGTTGGATCACCCACGTACAAATTAAACGCCCTTACGATTCCTTTTACAAAGTCCGAACACTTCATGTTGGGCGCGAACCTTGCAAGTTCCACCGTGTCCCCGTCTGTTATAGGTGTTTCTATTGCCTCCATTAAGAAACGCGCATCGGTGGTGGTATCAAAATCAAAGTCAATAGTAGGAACGTTCGTCGGGTTGCCGTTCCATGTTATCGCACTGTTTAGCGTCTGTGGAAAAAATGCTACGCGAATCTCATCACCTGCCAGTAAGTCTAATTCCCCTGTTATGTTTATTGCTGTCGAAGTGTACGACGCTGTTGTGCTTGCGGGGATAGTCACAGAACTACCTGGTAAACTTGCACCGTTCCTTTTTAACAGAATCGTTAATTTCGGGTCGTGCGTTATTGTTGAAGTCGGGGTTGCTGAGAATGGTGCGCGGGCGCGTATCGTTCCGCTGAATGTTATTCGATACTTTCCTGACTGAGCGACCGTAACCCGTCCTATTGTGGTATTGAATTGCCCTATGTCGTCATCGGTTAGGGTGAAGGTAGAAATATCGCCCCAAACAGGCTGTGGTGGTCCACCATATCTATATTCGGGCGTCCCGTTAGGGTTGCCAAAATAAAACGGTCCTTGATTGTGTGATACGCTTTCCGAATAGTCTAAGGCGTTGTCGTAGTCTACTTCACGCGCGTCTATCTGCGCCTGCGAAAGCCTGTTCTTTTCTCCACCGCCCCAACTTACCAAAAGTCGCTTGATCTTTTCTTCGTTAATCCAGTTTCCTGTTATGGTTAAGTCTGCTACCTCCGCGCATTTCTCTAATACTTCTTTAACATACAACAAAGGAACAATATCAGTAGTGCTAAGCGTCGTTAAATCGTCCGCATAGCCCCAGTCAATGTGAGGGTAAACATAACCGAACCCGTCAGGAACTCCCGTGGTAAAGTTTGAAGTAGGTGTTGAGTTTACTACTACGGACGTGTCCCAACTATTTTCAATGTTCGTTTGGTTTAACGTGTGGTCGTATTCGGACCATCCCAACCCTCCTACGGTTAAGTCGCCTAATTCTTTGAACCAGTCCACGTAATTAGAATAAAGCCCTACTTCAAAGCTGTACTTGCCCTTTTCAATCTTTACTTGGAACAACTGTAAAAGACCATCGAACAATAAATTGCCCCCTTCATAGACTTGTGCTTCTACCCGTACCGTTGGGTCAAACTGAAAGCCCGTACCCGCACCCAAGTCTGTTATGCTTAACGCATACGCAGAATAGAATATGTTAAGGTTGTTGCGGTCGCCTGGTAGTGTAACCGTCAACGATCCGCTGCGCTTTCTCTTTTCGGGGTTTTTAACATCCGCGATGGAGTAGTTCAAAGGAAAGGGTATGGACTTTTCTAAAGTCGCCTCTATGCCGTTAATGTATAGCTTCATACGATTGGTGCGTAATCTACTTTACTGTAACTCAACTGCACTATTTCATTGAAAAGGTCGTCTAATCCGTCCTCTTTCAGCGTGTACCCTCCTTCGACATTCATTCTCCACGTGCCATCGGTGTCAATCATTGTGATAGATGTGGATGGTTTAAGAGAACGTACCAGCCAATTTTGTTCTGACTGCCCTATCCAGTCTGAGGAAACCTCTATTTTCTCCTGAACTCGCGCCCCGTAGTTTACCACCTCACCGTTAGAAGTAGAATATTCGTATGTTGTGCCGTTCCATCGCCCCCACTGTTGCTGATACTTCCACCTTTCTACTTCTCCTGAGATTTTAGACCTCAACTTAAATGTATAAGATTCTATACCCCCAAATCTATCCAACCAATACAAACGCCTATCTGTTAGCGGATGGCACGTTCTATCAATGTCTATTCTTGTTTCTACTGAACCTTTAGTGTTGATAGATATGTCCACAGTGTAATATGCTGAATCGGTAAAGTTCTGCGCTGTTAAAGTGGTGTTGCTTACCAAGTTGTCAGGGTCTACCCGCCATAAATTTATGTCGTTAGTGCTTACTGAACTATCGGTATAACTCGCCACACTCGACCCTGCTTCATCGTAAAGCGTAACCGACAAAATACTGGTTGCACTGTCGTTTATAGTCAACAAATAAAGTTCTTCGCCTGTCTCCTGAACGTACCTATTGATTGCTGAAGGAAACGAACTCAACACTTTGTCTGCGCCTGCTTCGTTTAGGTTGTAATCGTCGCTATCCCAAGCTTCAAATTCTTCCTTTCTCAAAGATGCCTTAAAAGCGGTTATCGTTGTTGTTTGAGCGTTAGCCCCTACGCTTGGGGTTGCCCCGTAGTATTCGTAAACAACTAACTGAACGGTGCAATAATTGGCAGCGTCTACTATTTCCGTTGTTTGCCCTCTTGTTGGTGGTGAACAGTTTGCACGTGCTATCTCACTTGCATCGAAGTGTGCGTAATTGGAGGTCTCTACAAAGATTTTATGCGTAGAATGTATTACAGCGTTTATCCTTACGTCTACCTGAAAGTAAAAGTTAGCCTGCCCCGTTTGATCGCTGCTAAACGTCCACGTTACAGGATTATCCGAAGGTGTGTAATCTTTAGGCTCGCTTTGTATCGTTACTGCCATTACTTTTGTCTAAATGCTTCTTTTAATTCAACTGTTATTTCCCTATTCATTACTTGACCTAATTCCTTTTCCAATTCTTTGGTGCTTACTTCGTTGATAGCATCCGTAAAGAACTTGGTAGGCTTTATACCCCTTCGTTTGATATTCTTAGCTATCATTATGGCAAACTGTCTCGGATCTACCCCCGCAGGTATACTCATCCCCGCCGATGCTATCCAAAACTTTTCAATCTTATCTACCATCCCCCGTGAGATATGCAAATTCTTAAACCTGAACTTTCCGTTATACACTTGATGAAAGTTGGTTTGCCCTTCATATCCTGCCCATCCCATTCCTGTTACACCCTGATCTACGAAGTCTAAGTAATCGTCTGCGTAAATCTGTACCGCAACGTCAGAACCTTTAATATCCGTTCGTGGTCGTATCGACTTCTGCAACGCTCCCGTTCTTGACCTAACCCGCTCTTCGTAGTTTTCTTCTGACTTTTGAAGTATCATTCCTGTAAACTTCTGCACAGTCGCCCCGATGGATGTTTCCACCGCAAGGGTTAAACTGCCTTTGGGTTTACCTAAATCAGATACATCTAATGCCATACCATTAAAATAAGAATCAACGCCTATTGTTCATTTTTCTCATTTCGGCTTCCTGTTCCTTAATGTAAAGGTTCAGAAAGTCCATCCGGTAATAAGCATGGTGAACCTCCCAGTTAGTTACGTCATCCCACGAACAACCGAACTCTTTGGAAAGTATGTGGATTATCCTTGTCCACTCATAAGTCGATTGACCTCCTTTAGTGCTTTTTGATTTACCTTCGTCGCTTTCTTCATCCGCTTTAATAGGTCCGTGTCTCTTAACATAGAAATCTTGCGCCATGCGAAAAAAAAAGCCACACACTGAGCGTACACTTCACGCGGGAAATGGTCGATAAACACTTTTGCACGTTCGCTCATGTCTGTATTGCCATAAGTCCGACCTTCTTCGATGTATATCATTGCAGCCAGTCTTTCGGATTGTCGCTTAAAGTCCGTGTTGCTCATGTCCACCAACTGCCCGAACGTCCATTGCTTTTCGTTTATGGACCTGCGAGTATATTTCACCCCTTCCACTTTTAACGATTCAGGTGGTATGCTATCCCATTTTAACCCGCCCATCATTTTCATAACATGGATATACGCAGGCTTTACGTCCTTCGGTTGCAGTTCCATTATATCCGCTTCAGGAAGTTCGCAAAATATAGACAACACCTCTGCCATGTATTCGGCTGCGCGGTGGTCGTTTGCCTTTGAATGGTCAAGGTGTGCAAATTGGTATAACTGCCACAACTCGCAGTCCTTTACTTTTGATGGTACTTCAATCTTCATATCTCAATCGGTATATTTCGTTGGCTATCGCTGCCTGGTGTTCATCATTCCTTACACATTCTGCGTGAATGCTTACAGGGTTGTCAATGTGCTTTATCCAGCTCCCCTTATGTGGAATCGTGGTAATATCAACCCCGAAGTGAACAGCGTCCAAACTAAGTAAAAGATCGGTCATTTTTCTGCGCTCATCGAACGCAATCCCTTTGGGGTAAAACTCTCTTGTATCAAATGCGCTTACACCCGTGCCACATACGTCTAACTTAGTCGTGTCGGGTTGGTTGGTTAGGCAATGGTACACTTTATGCGCTCCGTAGTATTTCTTACGCGCTCCTCGTAGTTTGCGCCCATGATGAGTGATTACCCCACCATAGTCGTTTAATGCGCTTAAGGTGCGCTTAACGTAGTCTTTCGGGTAAATTAGGTCGTCATCACAGGTAAAGTAGTATTCATGTTCTTCAATGGTATGAAGGAAGAAGAACTTGCCGTTGTCCGTCAGGTCTTGCCCTACCGTTCCTTTTACACCCATGTCTTTAGCCCATTGTGGAACTTTAGGGTATTTGTTGAAATACACCCGCACTTCGTCGAACTGACTAAGCACAGAAGTTAACATGGTCTTCAAACTTTGTTCCCGTTGTGGAAACGTGGCGATATTGCACGTTACTTTCATTTCTTTGTTATATGTCCTTCGTGTAGTAACGTCTTTGGATCGTAACCGCTTTTGGGAACTTTCATCTGCTTGTCCAATTCCCTTACAACGTCCGAAGGGTTTAATTCAACGTCCAAAACATCGCAGTAGTCCTGAATCAACATTTCAGGGTCTTTGCGTATCATTCCGAACTTCTGCACGTAGTTTGCTCGCTTTCTAAAGTGGTCGGCAAATACCATAAACTCGTCGAACCTTGCTATGTTCGCCTCTGCCGAAAATCTTGTGTCGGGGTTTTCCTTCAAGTACACCGCGCGTCGCTCCATGCTGCCTTTAATTTCATCGGGCTTTCGATAGGTACTAAATAAGAAGTTAGCGTTGTTAATCACCTTGCGTGGCTTGTGGGTCTTTATAATGTGAACAGGTCGCGGGTCTTCCTTTTTGTAGTGATCCACCCAGCACGAATAAACCATATCCTCCCCGAACGCCATTTCGCAGATAACACGTACAGCGTTAAATTGCCAAGTCGTTCCGCTTCTGTACATCCCCGCCGTTACTATCTTCATTCTTTTTCGTTTAGTCCCAACACTTTTAGCACGTTGGGCGATGAATCTATCTCTGTCGAATAGTGCCAACTGTTATCCGTCCCAAAGCTAAGACAGTACATCACATCCGCATCCATTCCTATCTGTATCCGTGTCACCTGTCTTTCCTTCTGCTCAGGATCTGTCTTTAAGAAAACGAACTCCCCTAATACAAATTTAATCTTTACTTCCACACCTTCCTGATTAACCACATTACAGGCATGAAAGCCACTTTAATAACTAAAGGTATAAGGAACAGCGGAGAAGTAATCATGCAGGCAAATATAAACCAGCCCACGAACTTCTCATTATTTATACTTTGCCCTAATCTTTTCGATATACTCTTTTCTCTTGTGAAAGTCCTTTTTGCTCTTTTGCGTCCCATGCTTTCTATACTTGTAAGTTACGTGATCTAAGTACCCTAATTTACCGCCATTCGCCAAGACCCGCAAATGAAATTCTAATTCCTCTCCCGTCCATACTTCCTCATTCCATCCGTTTATCTCTATGGTCTTTGAAGTCCTATACATACAGCTGCCACCGTTGATAAAGTTCTTTCCCGCTAACTGTCGTGCGTTAAACTGCTTTCGTGTTGGCTTCTTTACATTCGTTGCGTTAGGACCAAAGTGCAAACTGTTAGCGTGTACCAGGTCATGACCAAAATTCATCTCTATTACTTGCCTGTCTGTTGCGTCTTTTGGTATTAAGTCGTCATCACACAGATAACGCCAGTAATGCCCTGACGCTTCCTCTAAGCCTCTGTTGATATTATACCCTACCCTATTGTTTGACTGACTTTCGATAATCTCTATATCGCCTTCGTATTCTTGCGCCTCTGCTGATTCAATCGCTTGTTCTAAATACCCCCTATCATACACGTAAGGAATGATAATCGAAACGGGGGGCTTCCAATTTGTGATTAACGGGTGCTTCTTCCGCTCTTCAGGGTTCATCACAGATTCATGCCCCAAGTGATTCACCAACGAATAAACTACACTCCATATTTTTCCATGCTCCCTGAACGCTTCGCTCAACTTATGCCCTAATCCTGACCCGCTGGTGTTCATCTTGAAGAACTGTTCCCCTATATCTTTTAACTTGACCTTTGCTAACGTGTCGCGTGAGCAAGCGAAACATCCGTCAACCCAGCCTGTGTTCCAGTATTGAGTTTTGAAGGACTGTACAATATATGGCTTGTGGCTTTTGAATTGCTTGCGCGGTGTCCTGTTGTCTGCTAATAGGTTAAGACAACAAACTTCTTCGGGGGTATTGTAAAACTGTTCTTCTATCTCGTCAACCGTATATTGGTGGATCTCTACGTCGTCTGGCATCATTACGCACAACTCATCGACAGCGTGTTCTAATACGCATTGTATCAAATACCGAAAGGTGGCTATGTAACCCTCCTTGCCCCCGTTCTTCTTTGCGTAGTTCTCCGCGCCTTTAATTAGGTATTCTTCGCCTCCGTCCCGTAATACAACAACTCTCGCGCCTTGCTCGGTTAAATCATTAACTAACTGTTGGCACGTTTCCTTTCGATTATATGTGCATATACCTACGACCATTTTACCGCTATCCTTCCTGCTTTTTTCTTGTGCAGCCTGTTTAATGCTACGTACCTCAGTGCGTCTATCGCGTGGTTGTCCTTATCCGTTGGTTTTCCCGTGTACTCCCCTGTTCTGTTCTTGTCCCAACTATAACCGCGCATTTCCTTGATTAAATTTACCGAATCTCTTGTAACCTTAATGTTAAATCTTTGCAGTAGGTCTATACTCATCTTAATCGAATCAGCACCCTTGTGCGCGCCTTCGATGTTCCAGCCTTTTCGCTTTAGTTCTTCTATGCTTTTTGGCTCTGCGCTGTCCGCTACAATCTTTCCACTAACACCCCACTGATGCAGTTTTAAGTTTAGGTCTTGATTGGTTAGTTCCTTATCGTAGATGACCTCCTTAACGTACAAGTCATCCCCCATCATTCTAACCTCAACCACCGCTGCGGGATCAAAACTAAAACCGAAGTCTAAGCCGTACCCTAATAACCTTGCATCGCTTGGGGTGGTGTCTACTATCTCAAAGTTAAATATAGTGTCCTGAAGGCTTCCTATCTCGCCTAATCCGTACACCTTCCACCAGTTCGCCCAGTAAGCTGAATCTTTTGCCTTATCCCTTGCTTTCTCTATTTCATCCCGTACTGTGCTTGGTAACGCTTCGTTATCCTTGTATGTTAATATAAGATGCTCCGCGTCGTCGTCCTTCAATACTTCTGTGTGCGCCCAAAACTCTGTGGTTGGGTTGAAGTCTAACCATATCGTTCCGCTGGTACGTATCGCCATCTGATGGTAAAAGTCAAACGGGATGTTATTAGCCTCATTCACGTAAAGAGTAGTCCGCCTTGCGCCTCTCAACCTTCCTTCCATATCCGCTGAAAAGAACTCAATATAACTTCCGTTAGAAAAGGTGTATGTTAAAAGTGACTTGTTCCAATGTGAATTTATGTACCTTCCTGTCTGCTGCATAATCTTTAGAAAGTCCTTCATTGCGCCCCGCCTAAGATGCGGTATTGATTCTGAAACTATGCTGACCTCCTGACCTGGATTTCTTATAGCGTCGTCTACCAGTATTGGTATTATCCCAAATGTCTTTCCTGCTGACGTGCCTCCTTGAACTACCCTTTTACGGGCTGTTAGTTCACGAAGTTTATCTATGGCGGTGGTGTATTGGAATCCTAATGACATACGTTCGACGGTGAGTACCCCGATTCCCTAAGAAGTCTTAGTTGGATTCCCAAACAAAGGTTGCTCCGTTTTGACCTCATGTTCCTTCTTGTCAGTTAATCCGTTTATCCTTGCCGTCAAGTTAGAATTGTACTGACCTACCATGCCCCCTTCTAACTGATCCATACGGATTTCTTCGCGCACGCGTGTAATGATGCGGGAAAATGGCTTGTATCGCTCGTCTCTTTCCCTCATGTAGTCATCTATCCCAAAGTTTCTTTTATTCCACACAAAGGTTGTAAAGCCCTCTATTGTGAGTGGTCTTTCAAGTGGTGTTCTTACCTTGTCTCCATCCTTACCAACGTATTCTATTCTGTATCGCGGGTTTTCTTTTACGTCTTTTGCGTACTCCACGAAGTCTTCCCACATTTCTGAGGGGTCTGAATAGTTCATTGGTCTGCCTGGCTTACTCACGGATAATCTGTATTACTTCTTCTTTTCTTGCGTTTGCTGGTACTGTCTTGCCTAACTTCTTTGCCTCTGCAAATAACTCCTTTCGCGTCATTTCTCCAAGTGGCTTATGTTCTTCAGGCGTCACCCTCTTAACGATTCTCGTCGCTGAAAGGTTTCGTTGCGGTTTAATCATTGCAGTGTATATGTCTTGCATGATTCTGATTTTACAATCCCCACACCCCATGTTCCATTCTGCGGGCTTACCGAGCATTTTAGACGATTGAAAATACGCCTGCTGGAGAAGTTGTATTTCTTCTTGGTCGGGGCGGTAACTTAGTGCGTCCCCTTTTGCAATAGCTTCTACAAAGTTGGCTAATTTTTCTGTTAGCTTTACAGCCATATCCGATTTATTAAGTTGATTAGGAAATATGATGTTAACGAGTATAGTAGTATTTCAGGGGCTTCAATGATGTATAGCACCCCCGCAGCCCAAAATGTTAAACACGCATCACACTCAAATGGCTTTAGCGGTTTGTCTTGGTTGGCAACCAATAGATACTTTATTCGGTAGTTGATAGATTTGCGCCCTAAGATTTGTGTTCTAAGTAAAGACCGTAGCCCTATGCCTAAGCCTATCGACGCTGTGATGAATAGCAATTCACTCATGGTTCTTCTTTGCCTTTTCTACAAACTTGTTACGGTAGTTGATTACCGTTCCTACACTTAACCCTAAATCTTCTGCTGTCTTGTGGACTGATCCCAACTCGCAATACCTATTCACCACTTCGCATATCAACATACTCCTTTCGTCCTTGCCCTGTGTCTCAATCTGCTCGCCTAAGTATCTCATTTCTTCGTTGTCGTCCCATTGAAACGGTTTGCCGTAGTCTACGGGTCGTAACTGCTTTCTCTTTTGCTGAACATAAACACTAAACGCTGACCTATAAAAGTAACACGCTGGACAATCCAACCCCCGAGTTTCATGCAAATGAATAAGGGTGTCGTGGTATAAATCTTCCCACTCGCTTCCCGCTAAACGCTTGCAAATATCTCTGCACTTATCGTTTATGAACTGTTGCAAATCTAATCATTTGCGCGGAAATATAAAAAAATTCTGCCTAAAGCAGTGTTAAGAAAACGTAAAAAAGCAGGAGGCGATTCATTTCCCCCTGCTCAGTAAACAAAACGCCACCGTTGAAAAGAACGTACTTGTGAGGTTGGTGGCGACCCGACATGAACTGCTAATGTAAGCATTTATCTATACTTCTCTAATATCTCAGGGTGTTTTTTTAGTCACTTTAGCAATCTTACTATACTGCTCTCTAATTCTTTCGCCATTCTTCTTAACGGCCTTCTTTACATGCCACGGTAAGAAAGCAGCCATCACATGACCAAACCTTTCATCACTGATAGAATACTCCTCCAGTACCATCTGTCGAGCCCTCTCCTCGCTCGCCCCAGAACGCATTAAGTCCAGATACGTATTTCCTATTCTCTTAGACCTGTCAGCAATCTTACCCGTGTCAAGACCCCTATGGTATGACGCATTACATTCTTTTGAGCAAAATGCGTTTTTATGGGGTTGCACCTTACACCCCGCCCTATGAAAGTGTTCACCACAATAGTCACACTCCAACAAGTACCTAACCCCGTTGCCAGTTACACTTCTCTCAATTACCTTTGCCATCTGTAAGTCCTTTTAATATTTCTTCCTTGTCTGCTTTGCTTAATTTTACCGTTTCATTTCCTTTCCGCACAAGTGCCTCCACCCATTCCCTGCCCCGCTGTTCTTCCAGCCAATGCGTAAACTTTACGGGCGTGCCGTGTGCGCTAAACTCGTTTGAGAAGACATGGTGCTTCTTGCACAGGGTAATCCCATTGTCCAAGTCCCAGCGGGTAGAGCGGTTAGCCCTTCCAATGATGTGGTGAGCGTCCAAATTCTCTGTTCGCCCGCAGTACATACACTTACCGTCTCGTTTTCGCACAAGTTCCGACCACAGCCGATCCAGTTTGCCATCTATGCCTTTAGCCATAATTAGTCTGTACAAAAACCAGCAGAACAACCTGACCCACCACCGTAGAAAAAATCTAATTGTGGTGCAATCTTCTCAACCTGTTCCATTGTCATCTTGTGTAAAAATCTTCTACCCGTCCTTGCCTCCATTTCTTTAGCCCATTGCATAACGTTGGGAGCGTCGTCATAGTTCTTACGTAATTGCATAGGGTGTTTCCAAAAGCACATCTGACAATTAGAATCTTTTGGGAATACTATGTCTTTGCCCTTCCAAAACTGAGCTACTTGGTAGTGATCTACCCTGTCCTCAATAAGCGGAAACTCCAAGTCTCTCCAAGTTACTTCCTTCCACTTTCTGCGCCTTGTGCCGTAGTTATTTGAGTGAATAGGATACCTACTCTCTGTCGTCGCCCGTTCTGCCCGCTCTTTTTCATCATACCTGTATCCTATCTGCATGGTAACGAACTCATGGTTGAAGTAACAATGCTGAAATATCGGCTTCAATTTCATGTCCTGAGTGCAGAACCGTTGGTTTTGATTAGGAAGTGCATTAGAGTGGTTTTTGATTACTTTCTCAAACGTATCTCCTACCAGCCACTTTATCGGCTTGCCGTACTTCTGTTCTAAATCCAATACCACCTTAACAGTGTCGGGGTGTTCGGGCGTGCCTATTACTTCCTTTCCACATTTGTCCTGCACCTCTCTCCAAACGCCCTTGTCAGGGTGAGCGCACAAAGGTTCTTCGTTTGTTACCAACGCAAACAAAGATAAGTCCTGATGGTAATTAGCGTATATGTATGCGGATGTCTTACCGCCCGATAAACTTAAGACCTTAACCATTCAACTATCTTTTGCATCGTCCACTCTACTTCCATTCCATCATCCCTTCGGATTCGGTAAATGTCTTTGTAACCAGCGGAGCGTTGCCCCCTTACTTCGTACTTGCGACCCCCTATAATGAATCGCTTGTGTTCAAAGTAGTGCTTCTTGTGATTGCCGTAATTTCTGGAGAACAATGGGTTGCCTTCGTGCCAGTCGTCAGGTGTTCCGTCTACGTAGTCTTGTCTCATTTTAGAATGGGTTATCAAAATGTTCGTTTGGTTCAAGTTTGCTTTCTTCAATCACGCTCATGCACTCAGCGTGCCAGCCTAACTCCACATTAACATTGCTTGCCCCGTTCCTGTTCTTTGCTATCAAAGATATGAATTTCCCCGCAGCATTAAAACCATTCCAATCAAGGTTGTAATACTCAGGACGGTACGCAAACATAACAACGTCTGCGTCTTGCTCAATCGCTCCCGATTCTCTCAGGTCTGATAAATTAGGAATCTTATCGGGTCGGCTCTCTACGTTTCTTGAAAGCTGGCTCAATGCTATCACAGGTATATCTAAATCCAATGAAATTAACTTATGCTGTCGGCTTATGCTTTCTATCTGCTGCCGTCTGTCTTTGTCGTCCGATGTCATCAACTGCAAGTAGTCAGTACCAAGGCAATCTATACGCCCCTCTGCGTCTAACTGCTTGCACTTTGCGTACAGGTCTTTAATCTTGTCGCACCGAAGTATAGTTAGGTTTTTCAGATACTCGCATTTCGTTATCGCATGGTCTACCGTGTCAACCTTGTGCGTTCCTTTGATAAACCCTGATGCGCTTAACCCCGTTTCCTGTGAAAAGAAACGTGCGTGTATTTGTTCTTCGGGCATCTCCAAATTATTCAAAACGCATTTGTAGCCCTGTTTCAAAAGGTGTCTAAGGTGGGTGATTAACTGAGCAGACTTACCCATGCCAGGTCGCCCAGCAATGACGTATAGCCCTCCCATCAAACCGCCTAAGAATGCGTCTAACTTGGTCAGCCCTGACGGCATACCTACAACCTCCCCCGATTGCGCTTTTTCTGCTATCGTTATGAGTGCCTTGTTTATTTCAGTGTGATCCCTGTCCTCTTGTTTCTTGCTGAGAACTTTAGAAGATGCCTCAAACAATAGGTTTGCGCTCTTGTCTGCCGGTTCGTTCTTTTTTATGTTCTGCAATACCTTTTGCGCTGCTACCTTCAAACTTCTACGGTCGGCACTCTCGTTCAATAACATAATGTACTTATGAAATTGGTCTATACTTTCTACCCCCACCGACTCCATTACTTCATCATAGCCGTCTTCAAAGAACTTTAGCACCAAGTCATCTACGTACTCGTCTGCGTTAATGTATTCTTCGTAACGATCAAAGATGTCCCTGCGTCTTTCGTTGTCGAATATATCAGCAGTTATCAGAGTCTTGTATCGAAAGTATAGTTTTCTGTCTTCTATCAGGCTACCAAGCACCGCTATCTCCATTTCTTGCTGCCTCATCCTTTCAACATTTTGGTGTATATGGATAGTGATTCTTTGGCTTGGCGAACCCCATCTTTTATCGCTGGGTCGGCTGCGCCTTGAAACATCTTTATGTATTCACGGTTGGACATAATTATCTTAACCATGCTTTTTCGGATCATAGGATTCATACTGTTGTTTTTGCTTTGGCTCTTTCTTGAGCCATGTCTTTGCGGTAAGGTACAACGATTTGTACTTAGTGTTTTTAGGGTAGTTCTCTATTTGGTCTATGATAGTATCAACCTGCGATGGTGTATAACCATCTTCAACAAGTTTATTAAACTCATCTTTAGTGATACTCAATTTACCAAACTCCCTATATACTTTCTTATCATTCTTATTATTCTTTTCATTCTTGTTTGTGTCCTGTGGCTGTCCTGTTGTTGTCCTGTTGCTGTCCATCTGTTGTTCAGGTTTCTGATACTGACCCCAGTTAAGTATTGATATACAACGGTTTCGGTTGTTCGTTTGTTGTTCTATTTGTCGCTCTTTTTCAAACACTTTCAATATCCTTTCCACTTGACTTTCTGAAATGCCTGTTTCTGCGGATAGTGCTTTTCGCCCTGTCACGAACTGACCTGGTTCAAGTTCAACACTCTCGCCGTTCATCCAAAACTCTTTGCCCTTGTGATTTGCTTTTGTCAGTAGATGTACCCACAGATGGACGTACTGAGATTTCCTGTACCATCCTTTGTTCTGAATAGATCGGTAAAGTTTGACCCACCCTGAAACGTAATTCTCTTGATAATCTTCGACCATGTGTAGTTTTTTTATACTGTAGTTTAAATAAGAGAGAGGAAAGGAACTACAGTAAACCTTTTACGCAGCCGCTAAGCTGGCAACCTCTCTTAATAGACGTAAATATAGTAGAATGGTTGCGTCAATCACAAACTTTTCCCATCAACTTCTTCCCATGCTTGGCTAAACTCTTTATCCTTAAACAGCTCGGTTAGACCCGTTATTTGAGAAAGCCTTAACACTTCGTCTTGGTCCATCCCCAATTCTTTAGCAATCTTCTTTGGTGACCAGTTCCGCTTTTTTAGGTCTGCCACAATTTCAGCCATCGAATCAACACGATGCTTGCCTCTGGCGCGGTTGTGTCTTATAGTTGACGCAACACGGTCATTTATGCCTGTTTGACTTTCACGTATAGTAACCACAGGCAGGTAACCTTTAACTCTTTCCCTAACATCATCACATTCCTTTCCTACTCTGTTTCTGTGAAACCCATCTATAACAACTCGCCTATTATCTTCTTCCATAGAAACAATGGGCTGAGTATATCCATCGTTAGTGATTGACAATCTAAGCAATTCCATTTCAGGTGGAGCAACGCTGTTAGGGTTGTAGTCATTTGCGTGAACGGTGTCGTTTTTAACCCATAAAACACAGTCAACCGGCTCATCTTTGAACGGGCTAATCTCATGAAGTTTTGTTTTGACCCTGTTTATAGCTTCAACCTTTTGATCCAATTCCAACGAATCAATCTCCTTTAGTAGTTCATCTAAGTTTTTCATAGTTCAAATTTTGATTCTTCTCTTTTTCTTTTTTTCAATTCAAGGTATTTTCTGTAAGCGTCTGTTTTGTGTTGAGTAAATCCAAGCCCCTTCATCCAGTAGTCATTTCTTAAAAGACTCTTTGCAATCCGCCTCCATGACGGAACAAGTTTTTTGCTTTCCAAAATATACGGGGCTTCATCGGGTATCCCGTTAGGATAGCCTCTTTCTTCCCACCACTTTATGAAGGTGAATATCTTGTTGAGATAATGCTCCTTTGTTTGCTTTGGTATGCTTTCAAGAAACAGCTCAGAAAACGATTTCCATGTATGACCTTCAGGCTTTGTTATCTTATTGTAACCGTTTATTGAGCCTGATTCATTCACGTATAACGCCCCTGAATTAGCACCACTAACCCTGCTCACAACCTTTGCCCATGTTTCAGGCTCAATCAAATGAAACAACCACAACCCCCTTCTTTGGTCATCACCGTATGGCTGGCATATCCTTTGTTGATGTATGCTTAGCCCTGCCCTGTGCATAACATCGTAAAGTTCGTTGTGCCTTTTATCAGGGAACTTAGCGTGGTAAATCCAAATATCCTCTGTTCTCCAATCGTAAATAGGGTATACGTTGTAGGTGTTTTCTGTTACTTGAGTTGTGTAGCCTTTGTCTTTCCACTTTACCTTCTTGTCGCTGGCAATAGTCCTGTACCTGTTTAGTGATTCATCCGTCCTAATACCGACAAGACACGCTGTTCTTTTTCCTTCTGAATACCACTCCCCAAACTCAGGAACAAACTCTTCAAACTCCATGCCCTTCCTAAAAAACGGGAAGTAATCCTCATCGGTTATTGCAAACTCCGGAGGTGTTCTTATCCAATCTTCCTTTTTATCTGGATCGTAGCACAACCAAAACGGCTCATATACGCTCACAGCGTTTCTTAAGTGCATAGGCAATGCAACCCAGTAAACATCCAGCACATCTCGATATTCGTCAATCATTTTTAATGCGTGGTCTATTGTTAGCTTATACTGCCCTTCAAGGTCAATTAACAGTAGTCCTATCTTAATCCCTCTTTTTCTCGCTTCTTCCGCAACAATATGAAGCATAACTGTACTGTCTTTTCCTGCGCTAAACGACAAGTACACTTTTTCAAATTCATCAAACACAAAGTTTATCCGACTTACGGATTCTTCATGTACGTTGGTTTTTAATCTATATTTAGGCATAGCTGAATCCTTTTGTTTTTATTTTTCCACTCGTTTAGAACTTTTTCGGCTTGTCTATCTGCTCTTTTTTGCACTTCATCCGAAAGTTGGGACCACGCCTCCATTGTTACCGTAGACGGTATACCAGCGTACAAGCAGCACGCTGCCTGACCTATGTAAGCAATCTTATTAAGCCCTTCATTAGTCAGGTTGTGTTCGCAGGAATACCGCCACTCGTTTATTACTCGCCTCATGTTGTGAGCGCACTTCTCGGGGTCGTTAAACATTTCAACCGCTTTTGATATAAGCGTTGTTTTTTCAGCACCCGAGCAGTTGTTGTAAAATCCTGCGGGATAATCTTCCCACATTTTATAATGATGGTACACTCTCATCAGTCCTCCCCTCTTAATCGTTCAAGTTCGTTAGCCTCTTTCCTTTGTCTATAAGGTAGATTCTCCTTATGAACATAGTGGTCTGGTTTTTTGCCTTTCCTAAATATGTGGTTAAACATTGCGTTGGTGTCGTAGTCCATGTAGTAACATAGGTCATCGAACTGCTTAACGCTCATTGTGTGGGGTGATTCAATCTTTGAACTGGCGGTGTTCAGGTGGCATCCCCATACGCTTGCAACCTCTTTAATACTTACGCCATTCTGTCTTAGGATTTCTTTCATGCCAACAAACATAGGTAAAAGATTTCTAAAAAAAAACTTGTGTGAGTAAAAAATGGTTCGTATGTTTGTCATGTAATCAAAAACAAAACGATATGAAAACCACAATCAAAGTAACCAACGAAGAGAAGTTCAACGCACTTGTCTATGACGTAGACACCAGCGAACTCAGCGGAATCAACCCACGAACAAACTCATGTGAAGGCAACTTACTAATTACACATAAAGGTTGTGTAACCGAAGAATGGGATGGCGAACACGGTGTAAACGAATACAAGGATGACTTTGGCTTTATCCTAATTTCAAACGAACAGGCATGAAAGACGACATGAGAGAATTTGTAAAGGGCGAACTAAGATACATAGACGCTCTAATTGACGCAGAAGAGAAGTTCCTAGACGCAAGAAAAGACTTCACGGTAAACATTGAAAAGTTGGTCAAGTTAGACCTCATGAAATACCACGAACGAAGGATGGTATTGTGTCAAATGAGCCGTATATTAGAAGAGCCAGTTCAGGAACGAGAAAAGAAATACATTCTATAAACCAAATCAATATGAAAACAAGTAAGATTAAGAACATACAAGGAGCTGGAGACTATGACTCTAAGCACGGTAAACTCTACAAATTTGAGTATGAGTTTGAGGATGGAACGATATTAACCGCTAACCACAAGACCCAGCAGTCGCCATTTAAGATAGGCGATGAGGCTGCATACGAAGTGAAAGGCACAAACGACTACGGCAGTTGGGGTAAAGTTTCAAAGCCCGATCAGAACTTCGGAGGGGCAGCAAGCGATCGCAGACACTCGGAGGCGCACAAAGAAGTACGTGACGATAACCGTAACCAGTCAATCATTCGACAGACGTGTATTAAAGCAGCTGCGGAGTTTCACGCTCAGTCAAGTGCAAGTGCTGACGATGTGATTAAGACAGCACAGAAGTTCGTAGACTTTGTGAATGGCACGGAAAAGAGGTCAAGCCCCAAAGGGTTTAACTCTAAGACAATCGAACAGGACAACGTAGTACATAACGAAGACCTACCGTTTTGAGTAAGGACGAGATAATATCTAATTTACCTAATTGGTTCAAGGTAAAGGACACGGAAGCCCTCTTAGAAGCAAGGGGGTTTCTTGCTCTTCACATAGCTGAGGTAACTGAAAAGTTAAGCCGTAAGGAAGTAGAACATCCAAAGGTAAAAGCCGAAAGGAAACTGACTGTAATGTCGTCTACGCTGGCGCACTCAGGAACAGTCCAAGAGCGTGAGGCAAAAGCACACGATGAATGTAAGGAGTTGATAATGCGTGAGGCGAAATTGGAAGGCGAGATCAAAGGACTAAGGCACTACGTGGAATCAATGAAAGAGGTAACTAACGCTATTGCAGCGTACCTAAAACAAACGACATGAAAGACAACGTACGCACAACGGTAGGTGGAATCTTCTTGGTCGTATGGACTATGGGTAGCCTTCTAATAGCCAACGATGACCTTTGCAAAAAGCGAACTGACGCAATTAACGTGAATACCGACACCACATTGACGCAGTTAATATATTATCCAAAAGGGCAAGATACTGCACATTATGAATAGTATGTTGTGCTTTTTGGAAGTAACAACAAAAAAAAGTGCAGAAAAACGCACACAAGTAAGTGCATCTTCTGACGCAACGATGAGAACGGTCAGTAGATACTTTGACGAATGATAAACCCAAATTATTAGGGTCTAAGTCACAATGTCAAGTAAACGAACCAAAATAGTTGACTATACCCGATGTGGTATAACTATACAATAAACATAGTTGACTATACCCGAACGGGAGTAAAGATTACACCCGTATAAGGAACAGGGGTAAATGTTACGCTTAACGGCTATTAAACGTATTGGAATTTTCAGGATAAAGCTGACTAAATAGATACAAATGATAACGTAAATAATAAACACAGTAAAAGATTATGAAAAACGAAATTATCAAAATAGCAAAAGACCTTGAACAAGGCACAATAGATACAATTAATGCACAAACCCTTTTATTGGGTTTATTTAGTGTTAGCCACTGCGATTTTAAAACAGTTAAAGTCGGTGACTACATAAAATGCACAAAACTATACCCGCAATCGAAAAAGTATACTGTAGGGAAAGTATATCAGGTAACAAGAGAACGAAATGATAAATGGTATGGTGAGCAGATAGCTATAAGAGATGATAATAATAAACTTACATGGATTACTCGAAAACATGGCATTAGTTTTACAGAATTTGCTTTAGTTAGTTGTGGCTAACACCCTAATAAACGCAATAACGATAACCTTCTGTAACGGAACGATAAACGCAACTACTAAAAGAAGGAGACTAACCAGCCAACAACAACCCCGCCTACACCTGAAAGGATGCCCGTCAAGAGCGTCCTTTTTTTCTGCCTGCCTATTTCTTCGTTAAGCCCTTCGATACGCTGGTCTTTGAGTACGATCACATCAGCCTGTTTGTCGTTAGCCTCCACCAGATTCTCAATCGCCCCCGCTTGGATTTCGTTCTTCTCTTCAAGTCTAACTATTAGCGAATCCTTTACAGGCTCATTCATTAAACACCGTACACATTCTATTGCTTTCTCCTTGCGGATGCAGATGGTGTCAGCGGAGATAGATTGTGAATAGGCTATCGAGTTCAGTAGCAGTAGCGTTATTGATAAAGTCTTCATTTTTGATAAGTTGAATTTCTAACTTTCGTATCTGTTCGTTCTTTCGTGCGTCCATCACCAAAAGACTGTCAGCCCGTTTGCGGGCATTTTCAGCGTCTCTAAGCAATCTTTCCTCTAATCCTGTTTCCACTCTATACTCGTGGTTCTTTGGTGCGCTTAGAAAGCCTAATATGAAGGCAGCACAAATAGCGATTATCCAATGCTCATTTCTCACGACCCGCAAATTTACTTCCTACATTACCCAAAACTAAAGCTACCGTTGTCCATTCCCAAAACCTGAACAGCTGGTCCGCTGTGATTTCTCTATTAAAGAACCATAGCCCACCGCTTAGTCCAACAAGAAGGTAAAAGACTAACATCTTTCTGCCCCCTACAAATTCATATAAATCTTTCATAACTTAACTTTTAGTTCTCCGTCATAATATGGCATCCCGTGTTTCGCTGCGTACTCTCGAACGTCAAAACATGGACACGCTTTTACATTAAACTGATTGTGTCCAGCCATTACCAAATCATGGTACACCTCTTGCCACTTTAGGAAGTCCTTAATAATGGAATTGAACTGCTCTACCGTTATGTTGTCTTCGGGCTTTCCGTCATCGCTCTTGCCTCCTGCGTAACACACCGCAATGGAATCGTGATTGTGTCCTAACGTGTGCGCCCCCCAGTGTCTTAAATCTCTGCCCTCCTGTAAAGTTCCATCTCTTTTTACAAATCGGTTATAGCCTATGTCCATCCATCCTTTTGCCTTGTGCCATCGTCTTATATCTTCAACATCGAAATCCTGGTCGGCTTTGGTGTAAGCACAATGGATGATGTAATACTTTATCCCTCTTGATATTGCTGGGTATTCCATTAAAAGATATGTGTTAAACGTGCTATTTGTCCGTGAAATTTATGATGAATGAATCCTTCAACCGCCTTCGGGGCGTGTTGGTAACCATTACGGTGATGCCATCCGTCTGTACCTGATGGGCTTCGCATTGATTCAACCGTAACCCCTACCAAGTCTTTACTTGTTTTGTGGTGGACGTGGTGGGTATAGATGTATCGGTGTTTAGTCTTTGACCAATCTAAGGGTGTTTCCTGTGCCATCAACAAAGGAAGGTCAGAAGTCTTTGCACCGTCCCCGTGAGTTGTTCCAATTAAGTTTGAGTAATACCTGTAATACTTGCGATGCCTCATATCCGCATCAAAGTCAACCATTTCGCAGTTGTGAAACCAACATTGCACAGCATCCAGCAACTGAAATCCACTCATAAAGTCATGGTTAGACGGATTGAAAACAACCCTAACAGGAGCAACCTGTATAAGCATTTCGATTATATCCGTGTATAGTTTACGTCCCATTATGAAATTCGTGTACCACATTTCCGAAGTGTCCTGCGGTGTTCCGCTTGTTGTGGTTCGTTTTGGCGTGTCGATGTGTAACACGTCATTTCCCGCCACGAATAGTATCTCATCAATAGGAAACCCTTGCGCCTTTGAGATAATGCCTCTAACGCCATCTAAGACCCTTTGGACGGCTATCTGGCTATCGTAGTCTTCCCCTGTTTCAAACGAATCACAAAGTTTCCCTATATGGATATCGGCAGGGTCTATAACTAACAGATGCCCTTCGTTAATGCTTTCATATTTAATAACAGGGTATTCAGGAGAATAATCCTGCATTTCTTGGATAATCTGACGCTTGACATCTAAAACGTCTTTCTGATTCTTGACATGAATTGAAAAGTTCTTACCCTTGTGCCAGTAGTGGTTGACTGAATCGGAAGGAATACCCACCTTCTCACACTCGTCTTTTAGTGCTTTGTGAGTTTCAATGGTTTCCTTTTCGTCAGGAGTTACCCAATAGTAGTTGCAGTTGTTAGGGGTTAGCCCCATTTCAACCGCTTGTTCACGGTTTAGATAAACCCGTGTTTTCGTTCTTCCCATGCCGAAAAGTTAAGGCAAAATTATTTACCCTTACGCCATTGGCGTATTTTTAACATTAAGGTAATCAAAGCAATACCGCAGCCTAACAACACAGCAATGGTCTGCCCCACTTCGTTTATCACCTTAATGTACGGGCTTATCGCTGCAAATATCGCTGCTGGAATCCCTATTATTTCTTCGTGTCCCTTCATCCCATTTCCTTTAACTGATTCTTTATAAAGACCTCAACGTCCTTGTCCTCCCACGTTTCACCGTAGGACATTCTGTTCGGTAGTTCCATACCATACTCAGAACCGTCCTCAGAGGTAATGTGAACCCACACCGTACAAGTGTTGTTGTAGTGGTCTATGACTTGCTTTATACGCCATTCGCTGACGTTGATAATAGCCGTGTAGTTGTCGTGTGTTATGTTCATAATCCTAACTCTGTAAAGGTGAATTGCCTTTTAACAATATAAGTTATCGTGTTTATCTTTAGATTTCGTGCAACGAACTGAACCGAATCGGAATACCTCATAGCGTATGTGTTATCACTAGGACTAGTGGTAGATGTCCAAGAGTCGTCCGTTATACTGAACGGCGTGTAGTTTAATCCGCTTTCGTAATTTACAAGTGTGTGTAACTCGCCAGCATTAGGCAAATACCAATCGCTATAACTCCCTATTGTGTACGGCTGTCCACTCATTGCCGTAGCCCAATTAACTCCTGCACCACCCTGCACTACCCGATACCAACCGATCACGGTTTC